CCAGTGATACCTACACCAGAAGCAGTACCACCAGTGATACCTACACCAGAAGCAGTACCACCAGTGATACCTACACCAGAAGCAGTACCACCAGTGATAGCTACACCAGAAGCAGTACCACCAGTGATAGCTACGTTATCGCTATTCTGTACACCCATAGAACCAATACCAAGGTTAGACCTAGCACCTACGGCAGTTGACGAACCAGTACCACCTTGAGCAATAGTCCACACTACACCACCACCTTGAGCAGCTTGGATGTAGTTACCTAAGTTACGAAACCAATCACGCCAAGGATGATTTTCACCAATTTGGTCTTGTGGTATTGGAGGTAGTTGAACAGCCATTATCGACCATCCTCTACTTCAGTAGCGTAACCACATCCTTGCAAGTCATCAAGACACTTCTGAACCTTCTCACCAATGTCCGTCCGATAAGCAATACTATTTGGAATCTCAATCTTCTTCTTAATCTTACCGTAGACAGAATCACGAGCTTTCTCTATAGAGTCACCTAAGCCTACAACAGTACATACATAGTCACCAGCAGTAACAAACATAGGTACATTTTCTTTAAGGTCTCCATCAATCATTGCAGGGCCTTTGCCCCACTGAACTTCACAAAGATGCACATCATTAATTGCGTCTTCCATTGTCAATCCCCATATAGGATAACCAGAGTTCTCTTTCTTAGTTAAACGACTATAAGGATAATCAGGAATAGTAACTACAACACCACAAGCAATCTTGTCTGATACTCTTAAAGTGTCTTTACCATCTATAAGGTCTAACATCCATTGAGCAGGGTCACCACGATGTAAAGACATTTGAATGTTAAATAAAGGCCAACCAGGACGAGTAGTAAACTCTAAAGGCCATGCTTTACCATTCTTGTCGACGATACAGTTAACGTCGATGTAGCCTGTGTAGCCAATACCATGAAGCATGTCTTCTAATGGCTTTAGCATCTCATTAGCTAACTTAGAGTATTTAGTGTAGCGAACAATAGTACCTTGTTCTCCAGTAGTGACACCTAGTTCACCATCCATTAGCTTCTTATGTTCCCAAGACTCACAGAAGTATTTAGAGAAACCACAAGCACCGAACCAACCACCGACACCAAACTCAATGCCTGGCCGAAACTCTTGAAGGATAAACTTACCTTTAAAGGACTTCTTTTTCTTCCAATAGCCAAGCATATAAGTCATATCAGCAGCAGACTTAGCTACATAGGATAAAGTCTTATCTCCATCACCAATAGGCTTAGACACAAAGCGTCTAGGGTTTTCTTTAACATAAGCGATAGCGTCGTCATAGTTGTCAAAGGTTTGACTAGGAATAGTTTCTACACCAGCTTTGTTAAGAATCTGTTCGCCATAGTCACGTTCTTGTTCCCAACGAGTACCTGCTAAGTTAGCACCGAAGATAGGGAAGCCTTGGTCACGATAACGCTCTAATCCATGAATGTAATAAATGTTATCTGTAACAAAGATTAAGTCAGCCCACTTCATGTGACTTTCCCAATCAGAAACTCGTTTGATTAGACCACCATCACCTACTTCTGCTCGTGAGCCATCTTTGTTGTGTCTAAGGAATAGCTTGACATCATGTCCTGCATCCATACTGCGTAGTCCAAAGGACAAACCACAACCACAACCTGATGGGTCTATAATTAGTATTTTCATTGGTTTTGATTATCTGTTGTTTGTCCCATTATAGCAGAACGAGCAGCTTGTGTTGGTAGTTTAACTTTTAATTGTTTATCCAAAATACGCTTCATTCTTTTACCAATAGCTTCAGGGTTTCCGCCTTTTTCAATATCGGCTACCTGTTGTCTTAAAATATTTAATTCTTCAGGTTTTAGAATATCAGTATCAACTAATAGTTTTTCAACACGATTAAACTCTGAAGGTATTTGTTTTGGTTCTAAATTAGCAAAATAAGTATTAAGTTCTTTTTGCAATAATTGTTTAGATTCTGGTATATCATTAATCATTTGACGAGCAAATTGCGTAGCTTCTGGTTTTCCATCAAAACGAGAAATTAATCTTGGAACATAGTCTTTAGCTTCAGCAATCTTCTCTTGTGTAAAAGCAGAGCGATAGTCTTTTTCTATTTTACCAAAACCTTGTTTGTCTGTCCATTCAGCAAAAGTATCTCTAAGGTCATTACGAACAGCATTACGTTGTTGTTGTGTTAAAGCAGTTTTACCCTCTGCTCCTGGTTTACCTGCCCAACTACGAATTTGATTATCAACAGTTTGACCATAACGTTGCTGAGAACCTACAGCACCTTGGTCTGATTTTAAAATAGTAAGAAGATGATTTTTATCTGCTTTACTAATTGTACCCTCAGCTACGTGCTCATCAAGCTTAGCAGATAATGCTTTAAATTGTTCACTTGAAGAGAAACGTTGAGAAGGATTTTTAACAGTAACGTTACCTACTTCTTGATACATTTCATTACGAAGAACTTCAGAAACCTTTTGAGGTTGTCCTGTTTTAGGGTCAATCTTAGCTTCTCTGCCTGGAATAGGTTCTAATTTTTCAGAATAACCTTGAGCACGTTTAGGAGCACCAAGAACACCAAAATCTTCCTTACCTGTAGATAAAGCAGTACTAGGAATTACAGATTCTTGCGTTGTAACCCCTGAAGGAGCAAAACCACGAGGCTCTCCAAATTTATGTTCTTGTTGTAAACGTGCTTGTGTTTCTGCGGCATTTTGTCCTAAGTCTTGTCCTGCTACATAACCAGAAGTTTTAGGTCCAAATTGCTTTTCTTGTCCTGCAGCTACTGTAGCAATTTTCTTAGCAGCAGTTTCAGGGCTTTCTAATCCACTTAATAAATATTTAAGTTTAGTTGGTGCTAAATTTTTCATTATAGCTGGTATAGACTTTGAAAAAGCCTCGGCAGGCGCACTAGCAGTTAAACCAGTAACAACTTGTAGTAATCTACCACCACCTAAAGCAGAAGTAGCTTGTTCTCCTATTTCTCCAAGAACACCGCCAACACCGCCAATCATTGCTCCTGTGGCTGCTCCAGGAACAGCACCTACACCGCCTGCTAAAGCACCTACACCGCCTCCAATAAGACCGCCAGCACCCATACCTGCAACACCTGCTTCACCTACACGTTTAAGACGTTCTGTGACAGGCATAGAAGCTTTAGGCCCTTCTCCAAATACAGCTTCAGTACCTTTGTCAATCATTCCTTTTTCAGAAGTTGTAGGGACTTCTTTTTTACCTAAATAAGTATCTTGAACATGTTGTTTAGCTTCTGCAGATAAACCACTATAAGCTGTATCATTTTTTGAATATTTATCAAAAACAACTTGTTTAGCTTCAGGAGACAGTGTTTCAAAAGCACTGCTTTTTACAGCTTCAGAAAGGTTAGCATAAGCCATTATTAAAACCCTGCTTTAGCAGCTTCGTCAGCAGCCGCAGTTGAAGTTTTTGCTGTGCTTGTAAGTTTAGAACCCATTTCAGATATAGTAGGATGACCTGTTGTTTTTAATGCTTTATCAATATCATCATTAGACCAAGTTATAATTTTATTTAAACCAGCAAGTGCCTCATCTAAGTTTTTAATTTCTCCTGCATTAGCTCCAGGATGTGCTTTAAAAGCTTTATTAAGAAGTGTAAGTTCTTGTTTAGCACGTGATAAGAAAGAAGCCATAATAAGAGGACTATCTCCTTCTTGGGCAATTTGTTGATGGTAATTATCCATAATAGCTTTGGTACTACTTTGAGCATAGCCACCACCTAATGCTTTAGCTATATTAGTTTCAAATCCTGCTACACGTTGCTGAAATACACGTTGTTCATCTGTGCTTAATTTACGTGCTGTAATTCCTGATAATGAACTTGTAAAACCTGTTCCTGATTTACCTGCTAATCCTGCTAAAGCTCCTAAGTTAGCACCTGAAGGAAGAGTAGCAATACTAGTTAAATCTCCTATTGTTTGTAGAGCCGATTCTTGAATACCCCAAGCAAGTCTTGAATTAGTTGCCCCTGCTTGGCCTGCTCCTTTACGGCTAATTGCTTTAGGAGAACCTGCTGTTGCTACAGAACCGTCAGGACCTGCCGTAGGCAAGACCATCTCTTCTGCTGCTTTTTTAGAAGCTTCAGAGGGAGCAGGAGCAGCTTTAGGTGTTTCTCTTTCAAAGTGCCAAGGCTCGCCTTTTACAGGATTAGTAAAACCTGCAGTTTCTAGTTTAGCACGATTCTCAGGAGTACGCCCTGTTTCAGGAACATCAATAGCATTTCCTTTTTCGTGTTTACTTGTACCTGGTTCAGCAGGACGAGGACCCTTCATACCGCCTTTATACCACTCAGCTACTTGGTCAGCCTGACCTTGAGTATCTCTAGTACCGCCACGAGGACTTACAGGAATACTGTTAGCTTTTGCCCAATCTTCAGCAGATTGTTCAGAAGCAGGTGTTGTAGACGGTTTTGCTGTAACAGCAGAAGGAACAAGGGCTGCTGTAGTAGGTTTACTAGTAATAGCAGCCATTTCTTTAGATAAAGCAACTTTACCTTCAGGAGTATCTGCAAAAAAACCTGTATCTACTTTAAGTTTTAATATATCCGCAGCTTCTTTTCTATCTGCTCTAAGATTATCATCCACTCTGTTTTGAATAGCAGATTGTTTATTTATAGCATCTAAAGCTAAAGATTGTGCTTTTAAGTCTTGGTCAATAGTTTGACCCATAGCACCAAGTTTAGCTTGTTTTTGTTGAAAAGGTAAATTAGATTTTAATACTGCATAGGCTTGCATTTTAGCTTCTTGAGGAAGACCTGCGGCTTCAACAGCAGAGTACAACCCTGCATCGTCTGTAGCACCTTTAAGATATTGTCCTGCTAATTCTAATCGGCCTTGTGTGTCTTTTAAGTCAGCAGCACGTTGGTCAGATACAAGTTTACCTGTCTCTGCAGCTTGTTTAGTAAACTCATGTGCCAAAGAAGCATTGCCTTGCATACCAGCCATCTTAGCTGCTTTTTGATAAACAGATATGTCTCCTTGTGGAGAACCTGTGTTAGCATCTTGTCCAGCATAAGCTTGTTGAAGAATATCTTTAGATTGAATATCAGAAGTAACAGCTTCAGTAGCTGCATAGCCTTCTTTAAATGCTTGAGCTGGGTTAAAATAGTCCATAATTATTCCTAGCTGTTATTGTTGTAAAGCCATATAAGAAGCTTGATCAGCAGCAGATACTGGGTTTAAAGCTCCTTGTGATATTTGAGAAGCTGTATAACCACCTAAGCCACTGTCATAAGCTGTATTAGTAGAAGAAGGGCTACTTCCTCCATATAAACTAGCAATACTACCTAATCCTGAAGTAATAGTACCTAATTGTTGGTTTTGTACATTTTGTTTAGAAGCAGCAATCTGTTGAGCAGCTACCTGACCCGAAGCAGGGTTTTGTGCAGCACCTGACATTTGCATCAAATTACCAACTAAAGTATTATAATAAGAACCAAAAGTGTTTTGTCCTTGTTGCTGAAGAGCATTCATTTCAGCACCAGACTGTAACTGACCAGTAGCCGCTGCACCACGTTGTGCTTGTTGCATACCTTGTTGAAGCTGTTGTTGATAACCAGGCTGAGACAAAGCAGCGGAAGGCTGATTCATTAACGTGTTTAATTGTTGAGCAGCTTGTGGACGATATTGAGCATAGGGATCAGTACTTGATGTAGCACCTCCACCCGTTAAACCACCTTTAAACAAATTAGTAGCAGCAGGTATAATGCCTAATGCTGTTCCAGCACCTTGTAACAACTTAGCTACAGTAATTCCTTGTTTAGCAGCTTGTGCTACTTGCATAGGAGTATAACCAGCAGAGGCAGCCGCAGCTTGATCAGCACTTGCTTGTGTAGAAGCAGAAGCAGCAGTACTATAATCAGTTACTGAAGCAGAGCCAGCACCATAAGTACCAGCAGGGGAAACTGTACCGCCTGTAGTGCCTGCAGCAACTCCACTAGTATCTGTAATAGGTAAACCAGCAGCGTCTACAGCAACACCACCTGTGGCATTTCCAGCAGCAGTAGCACCTGTAGCAACACCGCCAGCATCGACACCACCAGCAACTCCAGCACCTAAACCACTACTTACAAATCCTTCAGAAGCAGTACCAGCTACCGCTCCTAAATCAGCTATAGTCGCAGCCGCAGGAAGGCCTAATCCTTCGGCAGTAATAGCTCCTGCACTTATTGCTTCAGCAGCAGAAGAAAATCCCATACCAACAGCAGTAGCATCAGCAGATGCAACAAGGCCAGCATCAAGTGCTAATGAAGCACCCCCAGTAAAAGCAGCAGCACCTAAAGCAATAGCAGGGACAATATAATTATTTAAACTACCACCAAGACCTACATCACTAAAACCTTGAGAAACAGTATTAGATACGCTGGACACAGCATCACTAATAGCACTAATAGGATCAAAACTACCACCGCCTCCTCCAAAAGGAGTACGTCTTAATTCCCAAGTCCATCCTGAATGTTTACTCTTAATAAAACTCATATTTGTTTCTCCACGATTGTGTAGCGTTCCTTAAATCCTAGTTTACGCCATAGTCGAGCAACCGACTCTCTTGCACCGCCTTGTATCTTAGTTGCTCCGAACTGTTTTAAAATATTAATAAATTCTTGATATGCTTGAGGATTAGAGATATGCTTACCTCCAATAGTAGTAATAAATGCTATTCTGTCGTTAGGCATGTTTATAAAAGAAACAGTAATAGCTCCTTTAATAACATTGTCTTGATAAACGGCTAACAATAACCAACTATTATTTACTAATAAAACTTTTACTTGGTCTAATGTATAATCATTGTCTGCATAGACAAGAGCACTAGCAATATATTCTTTAACTTCATTCCACCGCTGAGCAACAAACTCAGGAGATATTCTCTTTACGGTGTATGTCATGTTATTTCCTATATTGTGTTGGTTGTGTACCGTCATCGTCTAAACCACCAATAGTAAAATCAACTTCAGCAAAGTCTAAACGCATCGGTTGGTTGTCTGTACATAAGAACTCCCAAGCTCTACGTCTAGCCTCTCCTGTTTGATATATCTGTGAACGACTTGCGTTAAGATTCACTGTACGATAAGGAGACCAACTTTGGTAATCATCATCAGTATGTCTAATATTTATTGTTGCAGGAATTTTATCTCCTACTATTTCAACACGTTGATAAAACTTACGTTTTGTAGTGCCATTATCTATTAAATCAGTAACTGAACGATAATATATCGGAGCACCAGCATCATTATACACTAAATCTGACATAATGTAAAGGATTCCTTGGTCATCATCTAAAAAATAGAATGTTTCACCATCACCAGCAAAGTAATTAGGACGAAAGTATTGTTCAGCATATATACCAGGAATTCCTGAAGTTGCGTCACCAACAGCCCACATAGTCCATTGATACCACATTTTTTCATTTACATCATATACAATAGTTTTATTTAAATCGTGCATTGTAAGCACATATAGCATATGACCATTAAACTTAAATGTATAAGCATTAATGTCTTGGAAATTACTATTACCTAGAATACGATCAATATAACTAGTAGATACTTTAACAGGAGTAACACCGTCAATAAGATACACACCTAAGCCAGTTGCTTTAGAAACACCTACCCAAATAACAGATTGTTCAAACTGCATAATGGAATTACCATTAATAGAACCAATTTCAATACGATACGAAGGCGCAGGACTAAGAGGTGAGCCTACTGTGTTAGCAGCGTCATAAAAGAATTCAGTAGACCACTGACCAAAATTAAGAACATAGTTTAAGTGTTTAGCTATACCTACAGAGTTATCAGGCTCTCCTTCAGCGGTTACATAGTCTAAAGGATTCCATATAGTAGGGTTGCCTACGTTACTGGTGTAAATTCTTCCATTAGGGGTCCCTACAGCAACATAAGAATCAATAAACACTGCTCCTGGTAATAAACCACCAACAGGAAAGAAATTAAGCAATGAAGTTGCTGTAGCGCCTGCACCAGGCCCTGTGCCATCAATAATGCCTACTAAAGGTGCATAAAGATAACCTGACCCAGCAATAGTAATAGTAATTCCTGTAATCACTCCACTTATGTTTTGTACTGTACCTTGTGCCCTAACACCAGCGTAAGTAAGTACTGCAGTTCCGTCTGTCATTGAACCACTAGTAAATGTAGGAGGTGTAGAAGCTGTAGTGCCTCCTGTTGTTACAGTATAAAGGTTAGCAGCGTAAGCAATTTGATCACCTGTGCTGTAGGTACTAGTAGCTCCCCAAGTAACACCAAAAGTTACTAAAGGAGCTACATAACCCGTACCGCCAGTAATAATAGTAGTTGTTGCTACTTTATCGTTAGTTATTTGACTAAAAGCAAAAGTAGCACCGTTAATTAAATAACCATTAGTTTGATTATGTAAAAATAAATAACCATCATTTAATGTTTGTACAAAGAAAACATTAGATACAACACCTGTCATAGTACCAATAGTTGTTCTAACATATGTAGTAGGGTCTACTTTATACACAACATTATTAAGAACACAGATAAGAACACTCTTAAATAAATACATACCTTGAGCATCTACTACTCCAAAGGCAGGACTAACAGGCTGAGCAGTTAAACCCGGACGCTTAATAAACTCACGCTTTTGCTCACGAGTTTCAAAGTAACCATTAACACACTTAGAGTCAGTATTAAGTTGACCATTTCGGGATTCTATTGGTTGCGAAAGAGGTATCCGCTGTTGGGCCATTATGAGTTTAAATTTCCAAATACTACGTTAGACATCCGCATATCTGCTTGAAAAAATGTACTTGTACTTTCAATATCCCAATCGCAAAGCTGATCTTGATACATTTTAGCACGTTGCGCTATTTCCATACGATGATTCTGTGGTACGGAATATTCAATAGCTAATTGATCAGCTAAATTCCATATTAAAGTATTCATCCATTCTGTAGGAAAATCAGGGGTTTGAGAACCAGTGTTAATGTCTTCCATTGGTTGCTGGCAAACAAAATACAATACATAAGTAGTAGCAGTATTATAATCAGGAGTTAAGTACATGTACAAGTCAGTAGAATCACGACGCACATTAGCGTACATTGAGTTACCTGTCCCTGTAGAAAACTTAGAACCTAATATATCATATTCTTGTTTACTAAGAAGTTGAATAGGTGTATCAATAAAAGGTGTAACAGAAATATTACGAATCCACGCTTGAATAACTTTTAAAGGTTTAGCAGTATCTAAATCGGTTGTAGGCGTAAGAGTAGCAGGACCAATAGTATACTTTGTTTTATTTTGTACAAAAGGAACAGTAAGTTCATTTACTTTCCATATTTTTAATCCTTCAGTAGCCATTTGCTTAATTAAAAGATTTAATGCCAACGAAGCATTTGCAATAGTCTCAGGGTCTGGAGTAGAGCCTAGTTCTAATACTCCAAGCTTTCGTAAGGCTAATTGAATAACTTGATCTCTTGTAACCGTAAAAACAGAACTCATTATTTAGCTTCCAAATAAAATACGAACAGCTTTATCTAAGCCGATAGTTTGTGCAACAATAACCACTAAAGCCCCTACAGCAATATACTTAATCTGAGATAGATTCTTTTCTATTGAGTGCATAGTACTAGCTAAATCAACAGTGGTATCACGAAGTTCTTTAATGTCTTCTGCGTGGTTAGCTTGTGTAACTTCAAGGCGTACTACACGGGTTTCTAGTGGATCAGGCATAATTATGCCCAAACAGCCACAGGAGCATCAGGAAACACCGCATCAACTACTGGACTAATCACTAGCCCACGCAAGATTCCACGATAGGTTACAAAGTCAGCAGAGTTAACTAAACCTGTGATAGCTCCGTCACCCGATAAGATGATGCTCATAATGTTTCCTCTGCTGGGATTGGTGTGTTACCTAAAGCAAGCCATGCAAGGTAGGCTTGGTAGTCTGTGTTTGCTGGGTCAAAAGGGATGCAAGCACCGTCTGTTGTGCGGATTACGCTAACAATATTGTTGTCTTTAAAAGATTTACAAAGTTGATACATTTTATAACTCCGAACTTAAAGAAATATAAGCAGATGTATTGTTATTTCCAATACATACTGCACCGTATCCAGTAGTCATTGAGCCTGTTCCATTTGGTTGCCACATTGCGCTATCTGTGCCACCGTATAAAGTTCCTCCAGTGGGTATCATAGAACCAGATGAAGTATCTACACGAACTCCGCTGTAAACTAAAGTTGGAGCAGACCGCATTGCAACGGGATACTTTAAATATAATTCTGCCGTAGTTGTATTGTTTGCAAAACCTGAAGCAAAACCACAATAAGCAAAACCATTTGAGCCAAACATTGTGTAATACCGCTGACACAAAGCTAACTCTTGTCCATAACTTCTAAACTCCCAAGTAGGTGCAGTTACATAAGTACCAGCCCTTAAATCTACACCAGTAATGTAGAAGGTTGCTCCGCTTGTTCCTACTACTGAGGTTGCTCCTGTGGCTGAAAGGTAATTACCGCCTGACCATGCACCAGCAGTACCACTTAATGTAGAGCCTATACCAAGACCAAAATAAACATACATACCAAGACTGTTATTTGTAAGCCAAGTTCCAGTAGTATCTCCAGCAATAATTACGCTAATTGTTGTCCAAGTGTTTGCTACAGGGATTGAATAACTAAAAGGATAACTTCTATTTGCCGCAGAATTTCGTAATGCACCACCAAAAGTTCCAGTTAAAGAACTATAAACTTGAAACGATAAAGTTATTGTTTTAGCATTGGCTGTACCCCATCCTAAATCAGCAATATTAAAACCTTCAATTCTTTGATTTACAACAAAGTAATCACCAGATGCAACTGAATATGCTGAAGATGATGTAATACCTAAATAGTTAGTAAACCCTACTGGTGGTGTAACAGAACCAGCATTTTGTTGTGCTGTAATTTTAGTATTTTGAGATACATCAATAGCAAATCTATCTGTTGCAAAAGCTGATGCGCCACTTGTTGTAGGAGTAACACTAGCACCAGCGTTTCTTTGGTCAATAACCATCGCACCATTGATGATTCTGTTCACAAACCCTGTACGACCACTGCCTATATTAGTTCCATCAGCGAAGGATATATTATCGCCACCATATGAAATACTCATGCTAATTCCTCATCTGTTGGTTTAGCGAAAGTCGGATGCGACCAGCGAGCTATGTAGTCACCCTTGCCATCTGAATCATTTTGAAGTGTGATTACAGTCAAGAAATCCTGTTGTGTAAGGCTAGGATATAGAGCCATTATTTTGTCGTATAACATTATGCGCCCCTTACCATTACTGCTTGAAAATAAGTGTAATATGCACCTGCTGAAGTTGTTGAACTACCGCCTGATGCTTGCAAAGCATAAAATTCAACATAATCAGTAGAACCATTAAAATAAATTAAAGCAGAAGCAGTTAATTCAGATAAAGCATTTGCACTACTTCCTGCTTGAACTCCATCTTTAAACCTTGCACCATTTTTATATAAAGAACAACTAGCATAAGATGGAGATGCTCCTAAAGAAATTGCACCGCCAACTTGATAATAACCAGCTACTGTTGGTGTAAATCTATAATTAGTGGCGTTGTCATAATTAGAATTAGTGTCAAATTCTTCTGTTTGAAACGCTATTTTTGTCCAAGTATTATTTGATAATGTTTGACCGCTTGAAGAATAAGCACTAAATACTGGCATAGCACCGCTAACCTGAATAACACCGCTTGCTGCAGGTAAAGTTACTGTATTTGTTCCTGCGACCGAAGGAGCAGCAACCGTAACGGTTCCGCTAGTATCTCCACTAAGGATTACGCTTGACATTGTTTATTACTCCAATATTTTTGTTGAGCCATCTTTGCTTCTTCTTTCGTAGAAAAATATCCTAAATGTTTTGTTTTACCATTTACACAAACTGAAGAACGAAAAGGTCTAACACCTGTGCATTTATCAAAATGGTGCTTTTTCATTCCTGTTTCGCCGCCTGTTTTATTACAGACATTACAAGTAATTTTTTTATGTTTAAAACCAACCATTTTAATAGATTTAATTTGTTTGGATTCTTCAGAATGTTTTTTACCTGTGTTTGCTTTACTTATCTTTTCTTTAACTTCTAAAGATAATGGTTTACCTGTTTGATGAGAAGGCATCCCTGTTGTATCAAAACCTACAGAAGTTTGTTTAGCTTGGTTAAAAAATTCTTTATTTGTAGCTACCTCAAAACAATTATGTAAAAGTATTTCATGGTCTACAGCTTCTTTACGAGTATTCCATGTAGCTAAAACATGTTTAGTAACTTTAATTTTATTACGATTAATAATTTTTGAACTACCAAGATACTTATCTTTTTCAATACTGCCTTTACAAGAGCGAACGCCTATATAGTATTTCATACCGTTAAACGGTTCTTCAGCAGTTAAAAAATAAGTATAATGTTGCATTAAATTATTACCCAACGCTGACCAGACGGCACAGTAACTGAAAAACCAGCGTCTACAGTAACTGGTCCTACGCTAAACCCATTCTTACCTGTAGTCATAATATAGTTAGCAGTTACCTCTGTTGAGTTTTCATAAATAACACCGTTAGCTTGTGGGCCAGTATTAGCAGCTTGTTGCATTACAGCAGCAGTGATACGTAGTTGAACTGCATCACCACCAGTGAAGGCAGAAGCTGTAGTTCCTTCTTGTGCTCTTACGATTGTGAAAGTATCCGTAGACCTCGCAGTTACTTTAACAATTTCAATAGGACTACCAGAGACTCCAATTAAAGTCACTAAGAAATAATTAGTGCTTGTAATAACAGGAAACAAAGCTCCCTGGCCAGCAGATACAGTCAAAGAAGTAGCACCGCTAGTTATACTAGATGCTAACGTACTTGCTGCATTATTTGTAAACAGAACACTCATGTGTTATCCTAATGTTACGGTATTAATAGCAAAGCCGTCTACTAACTTACTAACTACAGGCTTTGGATATGTTGTTGTATTTATTGTTACTGTTGGTGCATTAACTATAGCTATAAAAGAACGTGGTCTAGAAGTATTTACTGCTATTGTTACTGTAGCTTCTTGAGCTACTGGAGGCATTAAAGAATTACCATAATCATCATAGATAATAGTAACTGGTACAAACTGATCAGATGCTTCTGGTCTTGTCCATACTGGTGCTTGATAATCGGCAACACCTCTTACAAAATCTTGAGGTTGTCTTGTTTCCCAATCATCATTACAAGTCTTTAAACCATCCCAACGCTGACGCAATTCTTGGTTACGAAACTTGCGACCGCAAACATCGCATATTGTAACCCATTCACCTTTATCGTATCTTGAAAAATAACTCACGTATTTTCCTTAAACGTTAGCAACAGTATAAATATTTAAATCTCCAACACCTACATAAGTGTTACCTTGAGATGTAGTAATTGTCATACTTAAACGATAAGTAACATTATCTACTCCGTTAGCAATACGTTGAGAAGCTGTTTGATTATTAATAACAGCAGCCCCTATTATAATGTTATTAGGAGTAGGATCAACCCCATTCATTACAATAACAGTGCAAATAGCCGTAGAGATAGTTTCTGACGAAGATAATACTTGTGTAAAATCAAAAGTAAATAACTCTGATTCAGTAGTAATTTTGTAGCTAAAAGACTCAGCCATTTAGTTTCCTGTATAACATTATAACACGATTTTTAACAAATTGCAAGCTTTTTTTACCGCTTTGCACAACTATTGTGCTATTTCTAGTAATTGAAATAGATAGCTTTTTAGGCTGTACTATAAAGGTAAATTTAGCTACTGCACCAAATATTTTAACAAACTCAGCTACTAAGCTAGGTATAGATGTTACTAAAGCAGTTAATACCTTATTTAAAAGCCTATTTAATGTAACTACGTTAGTAACAACTACTTCCAGTACTTTTCTTAAAGTTTTAGCTAAACTAGCTGTTTCAATAACTACTACACTTAAAGTTCTAAAAAAAGCAAAATGTGTCACAACAAACACTGTAGCTGTTACTACATCATTAATAGTCTTAGCTATGGCTCTTAAATAACTAACAGTACCTATAACTGCCACTGTAAGTGCTTGTGGCTGTCTTTTTAAGATACTTGCTATGTTACCTACCAAAACACTGTAAATCTTTGCTATGGCTCGTTTATAGCTTACCGTGGCTACTACGTTTACAGCAAAAGCTACCAGGTGAAACGTAGACTCTGTCAACACGACAATAGTATGCTCTACAATGGTGCTCATTGTTTTAGCTATAGCTTTTATATAACTAACTGATGCAATAACACTAACGTTTAATAACTTAATTGGTAGTTTAATCAAAATAACTATTGAAGTGCTTAACACTGTTAAAGTATGAGTTATAAACTTAATTAAACTTATTGTAGCAATAGAAGACACAGTAATAAACTTACTAACTGCTTTTACAATACTAATTGTTGTTGTAGATATTACAGTTATTAACTTACCAACAGATTTAACTAAAAATATTGTAGTGGTAGAAGAAACAGTTATTGTTCTTAAATAATTTAATATTTTACTTAAAGTAACTACAGAAATACTTAAAATACTTTTAGTTAAAGCGATTGCTTTTTTAATACTAAGTGTGCCAATTACTAAAACAGATAAAGTCCTTAAATAAGAAATTACATTTTTCAATGTAGCAGAGCTTGTAACAATTACTGACAAAGATTTTAATACTTGTTTAAGTAACGACACTGTAGCCGTCACCGCTACGGTTATTGCTTGTACTACTGATTTATTACTACTACCTGCGTATGAGGCAGCGGAGTATGGTTGCTTACCAAACATTAAAGAACTACCCAGCGACTCCCAGAAGGGACAGTAACTGAAACACCACTAGCGATTGTCATAGGACCAGCAGAGATAGCATTATCTGCACTAGGAATGGAAAAACTGGTTGATACAGTTTTACTGTTTAACAATAAACCATTACTTGCTTGGAGTTGAGGGGATGTTGCAGTTAATGTCGTGTCTTGATATACTGACCTTCCAGCCAAGTAATCACAAAATACTGTTACCGTTCCTGAGAACGTGACGGCATTGCCACTATTGCTAGAAGCAAGTACCGTTGTTCTTGTTAGCGTCGGGCCTGTAGTAGAATATGTACCAAGTCCTGTCTCCCAGTTAGTCCCATCGTTAGCTGAGTAATAAGTAGTGTTTCCATTACCTATAGCAGCAAAAGATTGATAACCAATAGATGTAGCAGACAAAGTAAAGCTAACTGTTGTGTTAGCTGTACCCGTCTGTTGAATGCGGTCATAGACTACAAGGGCCATATAATCCTATTAACTAAATTGTACTTTAAATGTAAACTGAATGGAATCGCCTGTTGTCAGAGCAATACCAGAAAAGTCACCTTTAACAAACAAGTTACCAGAAGTAGCGGCATCAAACAAACCAGCATTGGTGATTGTTTCACCAGTACCAGCAGTTTGAGTTGCTACAACTTGAAAAGTGTCATTAGTAGTAGAAGTTGTTACCTGAGATACTGTACCACTAACTCGTGGAAGTACTTCAGTAAATAAAGTTGTATCTGTTGCACCAGTAGTACCTGCACCAGTACCCCACCCAACGTATTGAGGTGTTGTACCACCGCTGTTTAAACGGGAGGTAATGATGGCACGTCCAGTATTAACTAAGAGTGTAGCCATTTTGTAAATCTCCAAATAATTCTTTTGATTGGGTTTTTATGAAAATAATCTATGACACCAAGTTCTTCCACAGTGCCGTCAGCACGGGTGATGGTGGCAATAAGTTGAATTTCCTTAGCGTCTAGATTAGTGTTCATTATTAACCTGGACCTTGTTTTACAAGCTCAAGGACGATTGTGTAAGAAAGGATTGTTCCTATGGACCAGCCTTGGGTTTGTAATGTAATTTTACCTGTTGGTGAAGTAGCATTGTTTACAATACCACCGTAACGCCAAGCATCTACTTTACCACGGCCTACAAAGTTACCAATACGAATTGGAGTCCCTGCGTCCCAAAATAGTTCTACATCAAGACCATCTTCAACGTCAAAGTTAATCTTGTTGATGCGAAGCTTAGTGGCTTTAACACCATTAATGTTGTAATCAGATAATGTAGCAGGGTCAACGATAATAGTAGAACCTTGATCAGATGTGTCTAAAAGACCATCTAATTTAAGAATTACATTACGAGGGCCATCTACTAAAGTCTGAATAGTAGTTGAGTTAGCCATTATGACCCCCTATTAACGTGAAACTTCTTGAGCAGCAAGAATGTAGTCAAGAGTTACTGTTTCAGTAGCGGTAGGAACATCAATAACAATTGGAGAAACTAAAACACTACTTAAAGTAGTTGCAGAAGTACCAATAGTAACGTTAGGCACACGAGCAACTAAGTTGTTATTTACAAACACTAACAAATCAGTATTGTCGTAATGATAACCTAATTCTACAAAAGTATTAGCAACTAGTGTAGTAACACCAGTAATTAAAGTAGTAGAAGTAGAGCCTACACGTGATACTAAGTTAACTGCGCCAGTACCTGCAGTAACAAACCAAAGTCCGTCAGTAGCAGTAGAAGCAGCAGAAGCTAGACCAATAGTGTACGTACCTGTAAGGGCACTAACTTTAACACGAGTTGTATACCATAGTTTTTGACCAGCAACAAACCCAAAGGAAGTAGCTGTTTTAAAAATAGTAGTAGTTGTTGTTGTTCCACCTGGTGTTAACAAAGCTTGTCCACCAAGACCAGCAGCTAAAGCAAATGTAGAACTAGAACCAGTAAGAGCGTAGTCTGAAGCACTAGAAGGTGCAGTAAAGTCAACAGCATAAGAACTAATACCAAAACCTGTATCGCTTGTGCTATTAAAAGGGTCTGGAAGTGGGTAGCTTGAAAGTGGGTAGCCTTTTGGAACGGTGGCAATTCCGTTTGTAAATCTTGTTGGTGTGCCCATTTGTATCTCCTAAAAGTGATGGGTTCACGTCAGTTAAGACGTTTAGGATTAATTAAATATTACTTAGGGAAAGACAGTTTTTCAACAACGTGTAAACGCTTTTTCTTGAATCCTGAATCTTGACCTTCTTTGTTTTCTACTGCTTGGGTATTGCCGAGACCTTTAGGCATCTTTGCTTTAGGAGAAGACATACTACTTTTCTTGTCCTTAACAATAGCACCTGTAGGCTCTTTAATAATTGGATAGTCCATATTATTTCCTAAAAGGTGGTGAGGAAAAGCACATTTTAAGTACTTAACCCCACCATTATAACATAAGTTAGTTCTCTTGTAAAGAACTATTTAGTCATTAAGGACCGTTAACGCCATACACAGCACGTGGGTCTGTCCAACCGAAACTGTAACGCTCATAGCCTTTAGCTTTAGCATTCATAGTATCGAAGTCATTATCTTGATCAAACATGATACCAACACGCTCATAGTATTTCATACCATTTTGGATGTTAGTACGCAAGAACCAAGCGTGGGGACTTGTAAGGTAATGATTCATAACGATACCTTCTGGAATGGCATTAGTTGCCTTCAGAACGTTAATGTCGTTATTTGCAGTACCTGATTGGAATACAGACTTTAGAATGCGGTTAGCGTTATACCATTCTTGACGAGCTACGATCAAGCTACGTGGCATTACGTTGATCAGCAAACCACGGTCGTTTTGGAAACCCATAATTGCTACAGTTGCGTCTTCCAAAGAAGCTTCAGAAAGGTCAACTGAAACAGTAGGAGTATTAGACCATGTGCCCCCAGAAGTGTTAGGGTGAACTAAAGAGCACAAAGGTTGATTATCACCACCTGTGTAGGTAGTATTAAACGCACGATTGTAAACGTTAGCACCAATGTTTTCTTTGGTTTGACGGAAAGACATTGCCAAAGCAGCAGCACGACGCTTAGAAACTTGCTCATACAAGTTGTCATCCAACTCTTCTTTAGTTACA